ATTACATAAAAAAATTATTTTTTCTTTTTGTTATCCGTTGGAGGATAATTTTTATACAAAGTGGATAAACCTTTACCACTGATGATAGGTTTGTATGAATAGTTATACCCATCAATTTCAGAACCAGAAACAATAGTTTGAAGGGAAATCATCTTATTCAAAATTGCATCTGGAGTTGGATGGTTATGTTGATCTGCCTTTGTTTTATCATAATTTGGAAGATCTGAACGTTTACCGTTATAAAGAAGACCGTCTTTGTATAAACGATAGTACAATGTATTATCACTTACACCAAGAGCGGTGGCAGTATAACCAGTCCCCCAAGTATAAGGAGAATTACTAACCTCAGTGAATTTTTCATTTTTGAGCATCCGACAAATTTTTTCAAAATTCTTTTGTTTTTGAGATTTCACCTTCGGTTTCTTCGGAGGTTTATATTCAACCGGAACATCGTCTTGAATTGGGGCAAACAACTGAGATTCATCAGCAACATTTTCATGTTGTACCTGCAATTTGATGACAGAAGGATCTGGTTCCTCAATTGGAGCAGATTCATAAGCATCAACGAAATCAAAAATCTTTGATTCATCATGATCTATACCTTTGATATGATTGATGAATCGTCCAAGAGATTGGTGATAATACCCATCAAGGTAAACTCTTTTGTGAATTTGGAGGAATTGATTTTTTGAAAGTTTAGAAATATCCAAAGTATCCAAAACCCGATTTTTCTGTTCATCAGAAAGAGAATCGAAAGTAATGTTATCGACATTTTTCCGATAAATACGTTCTACCCTGTTTGTGAAAGCGGTGGATTCTTTGGCAATAGCTTCGTTTCTGGTATTGTTGATGAAATTGGTAAGAGCAATATTTTCTTCGATGGTGAGTCCTGACCGAATGATGGAAATTGCATTTTCATCCATTGCGTACACAATCACTCTTCCCTGTTTCTCTTCGAAAATACCCCGTACTGCCGGATGATCTTTGAATGGGGCATTATCTTTTACAAACATATCATAAAAGAGTGTATTGGTGTTATTTTTAACATATTGTGGGGTAAACAGTTCGGTTATCACCCCTGTATCTTCACAAGCAAACCGAGTTACAAATGTTTTTTTGATGTCATCTATAACTCTGGTATGTTTTCGTTTGTACAGGTTGGCGATATCGGTACTGTAAATCCGTATCTGGGGAGGGACAAAGTTGTTGTTCATACTGACTCCATAGTAAAATTTTTGTTGTGTAGTTTATATAACTACTGAAAACTCAAGATTAATGCATACCTCTTTAAAAGTCAAGAAATTTTCAATTTTTTTCCTAATATAAATAATAATAAGAAACTATTGATCATAAAAGGGAGAAAATTATGGAAGATGAACATGATGATATCATAGATGCTGAGTTTACAGAGTTCGAAGTTCAAGTAGTGGACACTGAAACCCTCCTTCCTTCTACTGAATTGGCTGAAGGTGGTGGAGATCCGACCATTGATCTTGAGTTCGAGTATGCTAGGGCAAACCTTGTCAATATTATAGAAAAATCCAATAACGTTTTGGATGCTACTGCTGTATTGGCTGTTGAATCAGAACATCCTAGCGTGGTCAATGCATATACAATGTTAATAAAGAATCTTGCTGATATTAATAAATCACTCCTTTCACTTCGAGAAACAAAAATGAAATTGAAAGGCGAAATACAGGATGAACGAGTACCATCCAAGTCATCAGCAGCACAATCAACAAATGTTACAAACAATACAATATTTGTTGGTTCTACCGAAGAATTACTCAAAGCAATGAAAAAAGGATAAGATGAATACATTCAAAGAATACTCAATGCTGGTAGAAGGAAAGGAAAGATTTATTAAAAGAAATAAATACCTTACCCCCGATCAGAAGGATGAGGTAATTAAATTTTTCCAAGCAAATCGCCAATACGAAAATAAGGTCGATTGGAATAAAGCCCATTCCATGACTTATGATGAATTTACCGCTATTATGGTTCAATCCAGATCTGGACGTAGAACTGTTCTTAAGCATCAGGCAATCAAAGGATCAAAGGAAGGATCTGACTATGTTCAGGTTCGTATGCCAACTAAGGAATTCTTGGCTTATATCCCATTGAATTTTGAAACTGCTCAGAAGTTCAATACAAGAGAAATGGGGGTGTGTTCTGGTCCTTGGTGTATCGGTCACTCTGACACCTCTTATCATTGGAATGATGAGGTAATATCAGAACAACAAGTACCAATTTACGTTATAAACAGATTTTCCAAATGGGTTGTTATGATTAAAGATGGAAATCAGAAATATGATGTTTGGTCTGTTGAAAACAATCCACGCAAAGTAAGGGAAGGTATTCCAGACTTTTCTATTCGTAAGAATCTCCTCAGTCCTGCTCAGAAAAAAATGTATGATGAAATACGAGAAGAATTCTTTCAAGATGAAGCAGAAGAACCTGAAATTGATATTAGTGATGCTGAAGACGCATATAATGAACTTGTTTCAGATATTGAAACTGCAAGAGAAGAGTGGGAAGCTGCTGATGAGAATTTTTACAGAGAGTGCCAAGATATTAAAGATGCTACATTGGATAGATATAATGACACCCTTGAAGAAGCCAAGGAGAGAGTAGAAGATCTTCAAGCACAATTCGATGAAGCAGAATCACTTCTTTCTGATCTTGAATCTGAAACTGAAGAGTGGGTTGATAACGGAGAAGAAGGTATAGAGCCATATGTTCTTCTTGATGGTGAAGAACTTATTCTTGATGATCTTAATGCTGCTATTAAACGTCTTGAAGATGAAAAAGATGATGCTGAAGATGATGTTTCAAAAATCGAAGATGATATAAGCACAATTGAGAACATTGAGCCTTATGAAATGGCAGAAGAATACGATATCAATTGGACTGAAGATCCTCCTTCCGAAGATTACAAATATGATAGTGTTTCTGTTCCATCAATATCACATGGAATATATTCTGATTATATAGACCTCATGGAAGAACATGGGTATGTTGATTCAAGACATTCTGATGTTGACACTGATATTTATAGTTATGTTATGGGGGAAACTAGCCATAGAGAAACCGCAGAAAGCATTCTTTCTAATCATGGATTTTATCATCCAGAAGTTGTTAACCAAAGGTAATATCAATGTTATCATTTAAACAATTATGCGAAGAACGGGAAGACCCAGATCGTTTTCCCGAATATTACAAAGCTCCTAAAACTGCAACTATAAAACAAATCGCAGACAGGTACTTTAAGACCGGGGATAAATTGCGAGATGTTGATTGGGTTGGGAAAGGAGAATACCACATAATGGCTTCAATACGAGAACTTGACAAATATAAAGAACATAACTGGTCCCGTTTTAAATCTCGAAGAGGTGATGCAAAATGGGAAGAACTTGTTCAAAGTATTAAGAAAGAAGGAATAAAAACCCCTGTTCAAGTATTCTTGTATGAGGATGAGAAGCGTATAAGACTTGGTGAAGGAAATCATCGGTTAGGTGTTGCCAAAGAATTGGGTATTAAGAAGATACCTGTTGTTTTCTTTTTCTATAAAGGAGATAAAGACAAACAGGCTAAAGTTGATTACTCAAAGTTTGAAAAAGAACTTGCCGATCAAGATAAAGAATTTGATGCATTGTTACAAAAACTATTAGGAGAGATCGATGATGAGTAACAGAGAAAAAATCTTCAGTTTCCTTATGGAATCAAAGGTTATTCAGCAAATAAACGAAGCTGATTATATGAGATTCCTTAAGAAAAACCCAAAACTGTCATCTGAAGAGGCATATGAGATTAACAAGTTCTTCAGTAAGGAGAATCCTCAAGCTGGATCAAAAATTGATTGGCAATCACGAGATGTACGATCATGGGATTATGATAAGTTTGAACAGGAGATGCTTAAATATAAGTCAGGATTCCGTAAGAAAATGATTGTTAAGATCCCCGGTAAACAGGGTGAGGATTATTGGACTTTGAGACTTAAAAATAAAGATTTCATTGCCAACATTCCCCTTAATCAAGAAACAGCAACTTTCCTTAATTCTGGAAAATATGGTAATTGTGGTACAACCAATTACTGTATTGGGTGGGCGGCAGATACACAATATTGGCGTAAACATGTTAAGGGCGAAGGAAAAGTTCCCATTTATATTATCGATGGATATGATAAATGGGTTGTTATGATCAAACTTAATAACAAAGATTATGAGGTTTGGGATAAATTCAATAAAACTGATACTGCTTATAAGGGTGCAAATGCTATTCCCGGTTTTGATATTAAGAAAGAACTTTTCACTTCTCAATTGAAAAAGTTGTATGATCATATCAGAGATGAATTCTTGCGTCCAAAATATAAAGGTTCTGCTATTCCAAAAGATGTTCTTAATGATGCTATAAAATCATATGAACATCTTGCCGCTGATATTACTTATTATGGAAAACAGCTTATTAATGCCCGTGATGAGTGGTATGAAGAAATGGATGCAACCATTAAAGCAACCATTGAAGATTATGAGGAAGAAGCTCGTCTTGCAGAAGAAGAGGCAATGGAAAATGTTGGTCAGGGTAAACAAATGAGAAATCTTAAAGATCGTGTTGATTCATTCAGATTTATCCTTAAAGCAGAACCAAACGGTACTGGAACAGATCCTAAGACTGGTGAACCTATTTGGCATATAAGAGGTACTGAACCATCAAAATCTCATATGAAAAGATGGAAAGATCAGTATATGAATATGAGCCGTGGAGAAGTAGGTCGTGAAGGTATTCCATATACAAGAAAAGAACTTCAGGCTTTCATTGATATGTATGATGAGAAAATGAATTCTATGGATCATGAAGAACCGGATTTCTCTGAAAGAGATTCATATCTTGAAATCGTTGATCGGCTTAAATCAATAGAAAATGTATATGATGTTCTTGATGGAAATCAACGTGATTGGTCTGATATAGAATGGCATGGAAATGGTATTTATGAGTATGAAGAAAGTTATGATATATATCCTCCACGTCCTGATGATCATCATTATGATGAATATTATGAATTCCTTCAAGAATATTATGATCAAGACATAGATCGTGATTCTTCTCTTGATGAAATTTATTATCATGTCGATTCATACCAAGAATCAGATGGGTATGCTGTGCTTGATGCATTGGATCTTCCTAATCCAAATGAAGTTGCTGAAAACTGGACACCACCAGAAGAGGATGAATAATGAAAACTTTTAAACAAATGGTATCGGAATCAGATGATGGTTTCGATACCATCACAATAAAATGCAGAGATCGAGAGGGTGTTATTAAGAAACTCATCCAATATTGTGGTGATATTGGTAATGTTGGGCATTCTTTTTCTATTGTTGTTGATCCCGGTTCTGATACTGAGAAATCATTTGGTTGGGATGGGGATGGGAGTACTTATTTAAAATCCGTGAAATAAAATGGCAGTAGTAGTAGAAGATAAAACTAAAAAACAAGTATATCTTGGTGATCCCAGACTTAAAGCACCGGGGGTGCAATTAAAGTGGACACAAGAGGATATTGATGAGTTTAAAAAATGCCGTAATGATGTTATTTACTTCATAGAACGATATATGAAAATCGTTCATATTGATAGAGGTGTTATCCCTTTCAATATGTATGAATATCAGAAGAAAGTAATCGAGCTTTACCGGGATAATCGTTTCATCACTCTTAAGTTTCCAAGACAGTCTGGTAAAACCATCACTACAGTAGGCTATATGCTCCACTATTTGATTTTCAACGAGCATAAGACCATAGGTATACTTGCGAATAGAGCGAAGACTGCAAGGGGTATTTTAAGCAAATTAAAGCAATCCTACAGACAGCTTCCAAAGTTTCTTCAATCTGGTGTTGTTGAATGGAGTAAAGGATCAATCGTTCTTGAAAATGGGTGTGTTGCTTTTGCTGATGCTACCTCTGAATCCGCTTCTCGTTCTGAATCTATTTCTCTTCTTATTCTTGATGAGTTCGCTTTCGTTGATAACAACAAAGCAGAAGAATTCATGAAGTCTGTGTATCCTACTATTTCCTCTGGTACAGAATCAAAGATCTTTGTATTCTCAACACCAAATGGTATGAACCACTTCTATAAGTTGTGGATTGATGCCAAAGAGAAACGTAACGGATATACCCCTTACGAGATCAAATGGTCTGATGTTCCGGGTCGTGATGAAGAATTCATGAAGCAGACCATAGCGAACATCGGTGAAGATGCTTGGAGACAGGAATATATGTGTGACTTCCTTGGTTCTTCAGGATCTCTTATCAATGCTTCCACTATGGCTAGAATGGTGTATATGACACCACTTCTTTCTGAGGAATATCTTAAGATTTATCTTCCACCTGAGATTGACCACACTTATGTTGTTACTGTTGATCCATCAGAAGGATTGGGTCTTGACTCATCATGTATTGTTGTCACAGATGTTACAGAGATTCCATACAGACAGGCAGCAGTATATAAAAACAATGCCATCGATCCAAACATATTTCCTGATGTTGTTTATAATCTGGCAATAAGGTATAATGAAGCCTTTGTTCTGGTTGAAGCGAATAACATTGGTGCTGTTGTATGTAATATTCTTCATTACACATTGGAATATGAAAATCTTATCCAAACAGCAACCAAAGGAAGGTCAGGACAAATTGTATCCGGTGGTTATGCAACTGATACAATTGTTGGTGTGAAGACTACTCCAGCAACAAAACGAATTGGGTGTGCTATTGCGAAATCCCTTATTGAATCAGATCAGTATATTATTAATGACTTTGATACAATCAAGGAATTTACCACATTTGTAAGACATCTTAATACCTATCAAGCTGAAGAAGGATATAATGATGACCTTTGTATGTGTATTGTTCTTTTTGCATGGTTAGTTAATAACCAATATTTCAAAGATATGATGATCAATCAAGATATTCGTAAAAAGATTATGGAAGGATCTCATTTGAAACAGCTTGAGGAAGCTCTTACACCTTTCGGGGTGTATGAAAATGGGCTGGAAGATTATAAGAACCATGAAGATAATAGTCCTGCCCATTTGCAGAATGGTGCTATTTGGGGATAATTTTATTCGTTAGAATCGTCTTCTTCATTCCAATTGATTCTGTCTGGACATATACCATAATGAGAGGCAATGGTAAAGATAACATCGGCTTCTTCATGACCGATGTTATCCCACATATAATCAAAATCTTTCTTCAGAACTTTCATCTGTTTTTCTGCCTCTGATAATCTCTCTTGGATTTCACAGAGTTCTAAAAAAATACCATCAACTATATCTTTGGCTTTCCAATAATTTTCAGTAACTTGGTTTCTTAATCTGTTCATTCCGTATCCCTTTACAAGTAAAGTTATCGTTCTTTTTAACATCCAGTATACTGCATTTTCAAAAGAAGTCAACCAAAAACTTCATTTTCATAAATAATAATGTAAGATTTGAATTTCAAAATCTAAATTTTAATTTCCACATTTAACGAAAGAGGTAAAAATATGGGTATGTCATTTATGTTAAGTCCGGGTGTAACTGTAAAAGAATGGGATTTGACTACTATAATCCCTCAAGTTGCTACATCTGGTGCTGCTCTGGTGGGCGGGTTCTCTTGGGGTCCACTGGAAAAATATTCTTATGTAACAACCGAAGATGATCTTGTAAGAATTTACGGTAAACCTTCCGACAATAACTTTGGATACTGGTTTGCTGCAAAGAACTTCCTCGATTATTCACGAAATCTTAAGATTCTTCGTGTTGTTGGTGAAGGTGCGCAAAACTCCTATGATGATACTGCTACTCCTGCTGACACCATTCTGATCGCAAATATCAACGATTGGCAAGATAATTTCTCTGCTCCATCTGCGAATGATTTTGGTCAATTTGCTGGTCGTTATCCGGGTGTTCTTGCTGATGGTATCGAAATTCATATGGCTGATGAAGACACTTTCTCTGCCGTACAAACTGTAACCATTACTAATGCTGGTTCTGGTTATACTACTGCCGATGATCATGGTGCTACTGTTACTTTCACCGCTCCTTTTGATGGTGGTGTTACTGCAACTGGTACTCTGGTTGTTGAAGCTGACGTTGTAACAGGAATTACCATTACTGATGGAGGTAAAGGATATCGAAATCCACCAGAGGTTACTATTCCTGCTCCTGCTGATGTTATTGCCAATGCAACTCTTATTGTTGCTGCTGATGTCGTTGTCGGTGTAACTATCACTGATCCCGGTTTTGGTTATACTGGTGTTGAGACTGTAACCTTCCCTGCTCCTGTTGGTGGTGGAACTACTGCAACTGGTACTCTGGTTGTTGTAAATGGTGAAGTTACCGATATCACAATTACCGATCCGGGTTCTGGTTATACTACTGTTGATGATGACGAAGCTATTATCACAATTGCTTCTCCTACCACTGGTGGCATTACTGCAACTGCAACTGCAAGTCTTTGGGCTTATTATGATCAATTCTTAACCATTCCTAAGACCACTGCATACACTGAAGGAAAAAGCGGTTCAAACGATGGTCTTCATATCGTTATTGTTGACGGTCTTGGAAGTGTAACTGGTACTAAAGGTGAGATCCTTGAAAGATACGCTTTCTGCTCCAAAGCAAAAGATGCTACTTACGATGACGGTACTTCTTCATACTATCCATACGTTCTTCGTGATCGTTCTCGATATGTATGGTTTGGTGAATTTCCTCCGGGAATGGAATCTGGAACTGGTGCATGGGGTAACCTTGCTCAAGATCGTACTTTCGAGTCTCTTACCGCTCCTGTAGCTGTAACACTTGATAACGGTGCTGATGGTTCTAATCCTTCAAACAATGAGCTTATTCCGGGTTGGAATTATTTCAAGAATGTTGAAGAAATTGATATCGGTCTTTGTATTACTGGTCCTGCTGATCGTGTTCTTCAGAATCATGTAATCCAAAACGTAGCTGAGTATCGTAGAGACTGTATTGCTTTCATCTCCCCTGAAGCCCCTAATTCTGGTGGTGTAGGAACTGGTGTTATCAATGCCGTTGATTATGAGATTGATAACCTTCTCAAGCAAAGAAACGTACTTCCTTCAAGTTCTTTCGGTGTATTTGACTGTAACTGGAAGTATCAATTCGATACTTACAATGATACCTTCAGATGGGTTCCTCTGAATGGTGATATCGCTGGTCTTTGTGCTCGTACAGATGAAACCACTGATCCTTGGTATTCTCCTGCTGGTTATAACCGTGGAAGTATCAAGAACGTTGTAAAACTTGCTTGGAATCCAAATCGTACTGCTCGTGATGAGTTGTATCCAAACTCCATTAACCCTGTTGTTTCTGAGTTCGGAGAAGGAACAATTCTTTTCGGTGACAGAACAATGCTCACTCAGCCATCAGCATTTGACCGTATCAATGTACGTAGACTTTTCATTGTACTTGAAAAAGCTATTGCTAAAGCTGCTAAGTATTTGCTTTTTGAGTTCAACGATACTTTCACAAGACTTCGTTTCAAACAAATGGTTGAGCCTTATCTTCGTGACGTACAAGGAAGACGTGGTATCTATGACTTTCAGGTAGTTTGTGATGAAACAAACAATACACCTTACGTCATCGATAATAATGCATTTGTTGGTGATATTTACATTAAACCAGCAAGAAGCATTAACTTCATCACCCTTAACTTTGTTGCTACTGGTACAGGTGTTGTTTTTGATGAAATAATTGGTCAGTTCGGTTAATGATATAAATATATCAAAGGGGTATCATTGGTGCCCCTTTTAATTAAACACAATCAGTAAAAAACAAACTTAGGAGATTAAGATATGGCTGAAAGTTTAAATATTAATGATTTCAAGGGTTACTTTACACAGGGTGCTCGACCAAATCTGTACAAAGTCCGTATGGAAAAATTGGGCGGGAAACTGGAATTCCTTTGTAAAGCATCAAGTCTTCCTTCTTCTACAGTAGAGGCAATCGATGTGCCTTATCTTGGAAGACAGATCAAAGTACCTGGAAATCGAATTTTCGAGGAATGGACTGTAACTGTAATTAACGATATCGATTTTGACATTCGTAGAAGAGTCGAAAGCTGGATGAATGCAATTAATGGTCATCAAGACAACCTTGGCTTTTCAAGTGTAAGGGATGTGTATTCTGATGCACATATTACTCAGGTTGGTAGAGATGGAGCAGAGCTTTATACCTATCATATGGTTGATATGTTCCCAACAATGCTTGCACCTATCGATCTTGCATTTGATGCAAACGATGAAGTTGAAGAATTTGAAGTTACCTTCAATTACAACTATTGGGTATCAGAAGAAACCAGTTAAGGAATAATTAATGAAAAGTTACAAACAATTCGTTAATACACAGTCAGTAGAGGAAGAGTCTATTGCATTTTCATATAAGGATGGGGGAATCGAACAATATGTTTTGATTTCTGGTTCTCCCTCCGAAATAAAAAATGTTCAAAAGAAATTAGACAAATCTGCTAAAAGCGTAATTCCTGCTTATGCCGAAAGTATGGATGATGTTTTAAGAATATCAGCTTCCGAATGGCTTAAAATCAAATAAAAGGTAATAAATATGGGAACTTCAAAAACACAACCAAATGATTGGATGACAAAGGATGGTACTGGTAACATTACTACTTTTGCTGACGAAAGAGGCTGGTGTATTCAACATAAGAACGGGCAAATAGAGGTTCTTCATTGCATGTCAAATGTATTGGAAACTCCTGCTGTTGCACCTTACATCTTAGCCGTAATTAACCCTGCTGATGGTGATTATTCCGTTGCTGCCGGGGATACAATAACATTCACAGTTAACTGGTCAGAACCTATTACAGTTACAGGAACTCCGCAAATTGCATTTAATGAAAATGGCGTAGGTGCTGTTGCTGATTATGATCCTGCCCTTTCAGATTCTAATACAATGGTATTCACCTATGATGTTACAACTGAGGGTGATATTGATACTGTTGTTGAGGCTGTACAACTTAACAGTGGTACAATTGTTGGAACTGATGATGGCGTAACTGCTGCTGTACTTGACTTTAATGCTGACTACGAACAGCCTACTGGTATTGTGGTTGTAGCATAAAGAAATAATCATTCAGTATAAATACTAATAAGAAAGGGGAACATCATTTCTGTGATATTCCCCTTTTTTGTAATATCATTAAAAGGAGGTAAAGATGATATTACAAATGTTCTATTATTATTTATAAAAACTGAATCGAAGGAGATCAATGTGGAGATATTTGGATTTACAATAAAGAAAAAGAAAGACGATCCAGATAATAAACCGGGAGTAGTCCAAGTTGTTGTTCCGCCTAATAACGAAGGTTCACGAGATGTAGTTTCTTATGGTCCTTTGGGTGGTCACTTCATAGAAGTATATGATTCTGGTGTTATGTCTCAGGATGAATATAACCTCATCCTCAAATACAGACAAATGGCAGAATGTACAGAAGTTGATAAAGCTATTTCTGAGATTATCAATGATGCTGTTACTTATGAAGATAACGTTCCTTTTCCGGTAAAAATTAATCTGGACAATGTTAAACTTTCTGATGGTATTAAGACAAAAATCAGCGATGAGTTTGATAGCATCTTATACTTGATGAAATTCAATGATTATGGATATGAGTTATTCAGGAATTGGTATATCGATGGACGTATATATTTTAATCTTGTTGCCGATAAGAATAAGATAAAAGATGGAATTCAAAAAATTGTCCATGTCGATTCATTATATATCAAGAAGATCCGTGACATCCAGCGTAATGAAAATGGTGTTATTACCAAGATTGAGGAATATTATCTTTATAAACCTCCTCTTCTTTCTGAATCATTACAAATGCATGGGACTTATAACCTGAATTTCACGGATCAAGCAATCAGGTTTACCCCGGAATCAATTACATATGGAACTTCTGGTCTTATGGATTATGACAGAAAGACCATAATTTCTCATTTACACAAAGCAATAAAACCATCAAACCAGCTTGCAATGCTGGAGGATTCCGTTGTTGTTTATAGGGTGGCTCGTGCTCCTGAAAGACGAATATTTTATATTGATGTAGGTAACCTTCCAAAAACAAAAGCGGAAGAATACCTCAATTCAATTATGAATCGTTATCGTAACAAGATTGCGTATAATACTCAAACTGGTACTGTTGATGAAGAAAAACGTCATATGTCCATGCTCGAAGACTTCTGGTTACCACGAAGAGAGGGTGGAAGAGGTACTGAAATTGACACCCTTCAAGGTGGTGATTCTTTGGGTGAGATGGATGATGTAAATTACTTCCGTCACAAATTATATGAATCACTTAACGTTCCTATTGGAAGATTGGATTCTGAGAATTCAGTTTTCAATATGGGTAAAGATGGGGAAATATCTCGTGAAGAGATAAAATTCTCAAAATTCATTCATCGTTTAAGAGCTAAATTTGCTCGTGGTGTATTTTCTGATATGCTCAAAAAGCAGCTTATTATGAAAAACATTATCACAGAAGATGATTGGGAAGAAATCGAATACCACATATTATATCAATGGGAAGAGGACTCCCATTTTGCTGAATTGAAGAAACTCGCAATGCTGAAAGAGCGTATTGATGTTGTTGAATCAATGGATCAAATGATTGAACGTTATTACTCAATGAAATATATCCGTTCCAATATTCTTATGCAAACTGATGAAGAAGCTAAGAGACTTGCGAAAGAGCGTGACGAAGAGCAAGAAGAACGTGATACAACTCAGGCTTTTGATAATATGGGTCAAGATTTGATGGCACAACAGGGTGGTTATGGTGATTATGCCCCAACTGATGAAATGACACAAACTGAAGCTGATGCTCAAGCTCGTAAAGAGCAGAAGCAAAAGGAAAGAGAGCAAAAACGAAAAGAAAAAGATATGGAGAATGGTAATGTCTGAGAAAAACGAACAAAGTATTGTATCACAAATTGTAACACATGCATTGAATAAAGAACCGTCAAAACTAACTCCCCTTGTTCAGAAGGAAATTGCTTCACGAGTAATGACACGAATTGAAGCGAAACGAGCAGAGGTTGGTAAAAAACTGTTTGGTCGATAATATGAAATTATATGAAGACTTCATTTTTATGTGTAAGGTTCTGGATGAGGATTCTTATGATCCGACAAGAATCACCCGTTTATTGGAAATGACTGATGACGGATATATTGATGAAGTCTTCATTAACAGGTCTGTTATAAGTTCTATCAGAAGATTCTACGAAGGAACTAATGAATATAATCGTTCCAAAATAGCGAATTTGATAAATAATAATATAACAAATTTTAAAAAAGTTCATCAAATCGTTATTGATTATGAACTAGCTAAATCAACAAGGGAGAAATCTGATGTTTTTAATGACAGAGATTAATTTTGAGGAAGTAAAATCTGGTCACAAATTAGATGAATCAACCGGAAATAAAAAATATTATATCGAAGGTGTGTTTCTTCAAGCTGAACAGAAAAACAGAAATGGAAGAATATACCCCGTTTCTATTTTAGAAAGAGAGGTATCAAGGTTCACGAATCAATATATTGCTAACAGACGTTCTCTTGGTGAATTGAACCATCCGAAAGAACCGACTGTTAATCCTGAACGTGCATGTCACCTTATTGAGCAATTAGTGAAGCAAGGTAACAACTGGATGGGTCGTTCAAAAGTAACTTCTACTCCTATCGGTAATATCGTAAAAGGTTTGCTTGATGATGGAGTTCAACTTGGGGTTTCTTCTCGTGGTCTTGGTACACTGACTGAGAGAGAAAATGTAAGTATGGTCAACGAAGATTACTGGATGAGCACAATAGATGTTGTTTCCGATCCTTCTGCACCAGATGCATGGGTAAATGGTATTTTTGAAGGAAAAGAATTCTATATGAATGGTAATGAAGAATTCGTTGAAAAAATAAAAAAACAAATCGACAAAGAAGCAGCAAAAGTTGGTTTCAGTATGGTTGAAGAAGCCGTTGCTCTTATTGCTTTTGAAAAAATGTTGAAACACTTACAAGGATAATCCAATGAAGACATATAAAACATTTATCTTAGAAGCAAGTGAATTTGTCAAAAAATTAAGATCTTCTGAAAAGAGATATCCGGGGGTATATATGTTTATGACTGTTGCTGCCAAATATCTCATGTACCCAGATAGATTAAAAGACGGTGATGCTTCCCGATTGCTTAAAAGACTGAGATTGAAAAGTGATGTTTCTGATTTTTCCAATAACGATATGGCAAGAACTTACGCATTTATGCAGAGTAAAGGGCTTGCTACTATTGAGGATGTAAGAGCATATTTTATCAGTATCACAGATCCTACCGGAGAAGCAGGACCACAAGAAGAAGTAAAAACAGCAGAATAAGAAGAGCAAATTCACTGTTTTTATAAATAATAATACAGAACAAATAATTTCAATCTGAATTTAAGGAGAAAGCAATGGAAGGAAAAAAACCAATTGAGATTTTGTTTAGTGATGCATCCCTTACTAACCTTTCTGAGGATTTCAAAGCTAAAGCAAGTGTACTTTTCGAAAGTGCTGTGCAAGCTGAAGTTGCCAAAGAAAAATTAGCTATGGAAGAATCATATAAAGCAAAATTGGATGAACAGCGTAAAGAGCTTGAGACTGCAATTGAGGCAAAAGTTGATTCTTACCTCACTTATGTTGCAGAAGAGTGGATGAAAGAAAATGAATTGGCAGTAGAAAACGGTATTCAGGTGGAAATTGCTGAGAATTTTCTGAAAGGCATGAAAGATCTTTTCACTGAAAGTTATATCGAAATTCCAAAAAATAAAGTCAATGTCGTTGCCGAAATGACTGCCGAACTCAAAAAGAAATCTGATTCTCTTGATGAAGCTATTGACAAAAATATCGAGTTGAAAGCTGAAATCGTTAAGCTGAAAAAAGCCTCTATCGTTGAAGGTATTGTCAAAGATATGGCTGATACTCAAAAAGAAAAACTGAATGGTCTTATCGAAATGGTTGATTTCGAAAGTGAGGAACAATTCAGTGGTCGTGTAAAAAATATCGTTGAAACTTATTTCAAATCCTCTGTTAACGAGTCTGATGATGACGATGAAGATGATAAGCCGGGTATGAAAGAAAAAGAGGACGATGACGAAGACGACAAAAAAGAGAAAAAAGAGAAAAAAGAAAAAACTGACGAGAGCATGAAACGCTATGTTGAAGCACTCTCACTTTCTGTGAAGTAATTCACAATATTTGATTTAATAACGTATTTTTTTAGGAGAAAAATAAAATGGAACATTTAACTGCTGAACAAATTCAGGAGAACTGGAAACCTGTATTGGAGCACAAAGATATCGTGCCTATTCAGGATAATTACCGTAAAAAAGTAACTGGTATCCTTCTCCAGAATACAAAAGAACATCTGAGTGAGCAAGCGCTTCATGAAGCACCAACTAACGTTACTGGTGGTGTTGACAAGTACGATCCCGTTCTTATCTCAATGGTAAGACGTTCTGTACCTGCAATGCTTGCGTTTGATATTTTTGGTGTACAGCCAATGAAAGGACCGACTGGCTTAATTTTTGCCCTTCGTTCTCAGTATGGTGCGCAACCTGCTATCGGTGCTGATACTACCATTAAAGAAGCTCAATTCAATGAAGCTGATTCCGGTTACACTGGTGCTCCTCGTGCCACTGTTAACGGTACTGATCCTCTTCTTGTTGGTCAAGGTGGAGATGCTTCTGCATACACCGGAACTAAGAACGATCAGCCTACTCCGGGTACATCTTCTGCAACTCAAACCGATCCTTTTGCTGTTGACTTCGGTTACGGTATCGGTATGGATACCAATCTTGCTGAAACTCTTGGTGAAGATGCAGATTGGGCAAAAATGTCATTCACCATCGAGAAACTTTCTGTTGAAGCGAAATCTCGTGGTCTTAAATCTGAGTACTCAGTAGAGCTTGCTCAAGATCTTAAGGCTATCCACGGTCTTTCTGCTGAACAGGAACTTGCTTCAATTATGTCTGTTGAAGTAACCAATGAGATGAACCGTGAAATCATCCGTAGAACTTACAATATGGCAAAACTTGGTGCTCAAGATGCCGATATTGCAACTCCCGGTACATATGATCTTGACGTGGATTCTAATGGTCGTTGGTCTGTTGAACGTTTCAAGGGACTTATGTTCCAAATTGAACGTGAAGCAAATACAATTGCTATCCAAACTCGTAGAGGTAAAGGTAACTGGATTATCTGTTCTGCAAACGTAGCTTCTGCTCTTGCAATGACCGGACTCCTTGATACCGCTGGTAAGACTTCCGTTACTCCGGGTAATGTTGATCCTGTTGGTAACCTTTTTGTTGGTGTAATGAATGGTATGATCAAAATTTACGTAGATCCTTACGTAACTATTGATATGGCTGTTGTTGGTTATAAGGGTGCAAACGCTTATGATGCTGGTGCTTACTTCTGCCCATACATTCCTCTTACCCTTTACAAAAACACTCACAGTGACAGCTTCCAACCACGTCTTGGCTTCAAAACCAGATATGGTATCGGTGCTAACCCATTTGTTCGTGCTTACTCTGGTGGTTTCAATACTGGTCTTGAGGCTCGTTCAAATAATTACTTCCGTATCTTCAAAATCGATAACCTTATGTAATCTGGGTTTCGGTAAAGAAGTAATTGCTCTTTCTTTCAAGGGAGAATCCTTAATTGGGTTCTCCCTTTTTTATTATAATAAATACTCATATGGCAAGCAAAGAAAACACAAATGATCGAATAATATTCTTTTCGGATAATATACTTCTTTCTATCGATGATAACAACATCGGAGATATGTATATCTATGACCACGATTATCAATACATTCTGAATGGTTTAACTGCTAGTGATCTCGTTAATTATTTCAAGTATACTGAAAACGGATGGGAAGAACTTGCAGATGAAATATTGGATGTTATGATGGATCTCACAGTACATATGGAGACACAATAATGGCAGATTTAACACAAGCTGAAAATTTAAACATACTTGGTAATAACAATTTTCACTTCGAGATATTTGAGCTTCCAACAGTATCAATGTTTGCTCAAGAATTCTCTTTGCCGGGAATCACATTAGGAAGAGCACCTGTACCAACATCTGCTGTTGATTATAATGTTCCGGGGGAAAAAATTGAATATGAAGATCTTGTTATTACATTTCTTGTTGATGAGTTCCTTAAGAATTACATAGAAATATTCAATTGGATGACATATTTGGGTTTCCCAGAAGATACCAGCCAATTCAGAAAACTTATAACAGGACAAACACAGTACAGGGAAAAAAGTGATATTATCCTTACTGTGACAACAAATAAATTCAATCCTCATCATGAGGTGCATTTTATTGATTGTTTCCCCACTGATTTATCTCCGGTGGATTTCACAAACACCGATACAACCATCACCCCAATACAAGCAACAGTAACATTTGATTATTCTTATTATTATTTTAAACCGTTGACTTATGCTGGATGATGATTACTTTTCGGGCATGAATATAAAATCAAAGCCCATAGCACAATTGGAAGAAGAAGCAGAGACAGATATGGAGTTGCGCATTGACCGCACTGACCTTGACTCTGCTGAAACCCCAAAAATTTTCAATAAGTATCATAAGGAATTACGTATAGTTTCTACTGAACTTATCAATGCACAAGCAGCTTTAAAGCAACTATATGTGAAGAAATGGTATTATTATTCTGGTAAAGCTCATCCAAGTGAGTATAAGAAGAAACCTCTTGATATCAAGATTATGAAAACTGATGTCAAGATTCACATTGAAGCCGATGAAGAATATCTTAAGTTATCGACTACTATTGAACTTTTGGAAATGAAGAAGAAGTACATCGAAAC